TGAAGCTACTATTGAAACATCAATAGTTGTTTGAGCACTTGTACTTGTTTGAACGGTTGCAGCTCCATATAAACTAACTAAATCAGTTGAAATAAAATCACCACCACTAGCCACATCAGTAGCAACGTATTTATAAATATCATGTACTGATTTAGAAGAACTATCTGTAAAAATTAAAGGATCAGCCGTTGGATCTTGTGTTTTAGTTAAAATAAATCTAGCTACATTTGTAGTTCCATTTACAGCAGTTGTTTCATAATATTTCCCACCATAAAATAATTCACCAGCAGTTACGTCTTTACCTGCATCTGAAACAACACACCCACTAATAACATAAGGTGTAGTTAATGAATAAGCGCCTAATGAAGATGTAACTATACTTTTAATTATAGCAGCTTTATCTTCTGTATTATAGTCTTGTAAAAACTTTAATGAATTAGCTGTAAATGGTTGTAGTGCCGTTGGCTCAACTATTTGTGATATGTCTATGTTTTTCATGATGTATTAAAATGTTACTATGTTATATTGCATTCCAATTAAATTATATTTATCTGCAAAACTTTTTATTATTAATTCTGCTTCAGTAGCCGTTCCTAATGCTGAAAATGTAGCTATTGGAAAATTAATTGTATAATCAAATTCATCCGTTGTATAATATGGTGAATATCCCATATAATCAATTTGATTAATGCTATTTAAAGGCATTATAGAAGATGTTTCACTACTGCCACCAATAACAAAGTTAGTATTTGTGTTTACTATATTAGTGGTAATATAAATTCCAGATGTTTGAAAAAAAGTATTTAAAGCAAGTTCATATATTAATTTTTGTGAAGTATATTTAACCCTTTCATCTACTCCTATAAATAAATCGTTTACTTTTTCCCAATGTTCAGTATCGTAAGGATAAAATCCAAGCGAAGCCTTTACACACTCATAAATACTTCTATCTTCATAAATAACTCTATCACCTACATTATAAGCAGCTACTAAATCCCATGCAGGATATGAGCAACCAGTTTTATAATCTTCAAAAATTAAACTCCAAAGGTTTTGGACGTTGCTAGTTAATACATAAAGCCATGATAGTAGTTTATCATTTCTTAAAACAGGCGGTGTTAATTGTTCCGCTACTATTTCATTATCATAACTGTATATTGACATCTATTGAGCTGTAAAAGTTAATTTATCTGCAAATGTTTCTCCAGAAGTAGTTTCTTCTACTATATATCCAGCATCTAATTGAAATAAAGGGATAATAGTTGTATTATTTTGAACTAAATAAGTTTTATCTATAAATGAAGTTGCATCTGGTCTAATTGCAATATCTTGTATTAATATATCGGTAACTCCTGTAACCGATTGAATAGCATCTGTTAATGCAGATACTTTTACTTTCCCATCAAATGGTAAATTAGCTAAATAAGTGTTTACTGCTAATATAACACTATCAGAAATAGTTGAAGCATATTGTCCATCATAAAAAATATTAGCTTTTAAATACAATTTATCAGATGCTTTGGAAGTAACAAAGTAATTAACTCCAGCAAATGCAATATCATCTACATAACCACCTAATGAAGATAATTCTAAAACTCCTAATGCTACTGGCGGTTCTGATTTAGCTACTTTAATTAAAACGGTTCTTTGTGCTGTTCTATTTACAGAGCATCTAGTTACAATTCTTTTAGTTGTATCTGGAACTGTATAATTAATAGAAAAATCACTCCCAACTGTTAAAACTTGTGGAGTAACCGAATCATATTGAAATTCTAAAACTTTTGATTGTAACCAAGCAGCAGAACCAACGGCAGCAGTTTTAATTTTAGCTTCTAAATCTGTTTTAAATATATCCCATAACGTTTCCTGTAAATACATTTGTGTAGCTACTATGTACTTCCATAATGTATAAATAGCAGAATTGGAAGTACTATTTAAAGTACTTAAATCTGTTTGATTTGCCTGTTCCGCATCTAATAATGCTACTATTGTTTGTATTGACCTTGCCATTATATTTCGTCTGGAGCTACTATTTCAGTAGTTAAGTTAGGTGTTAATGTTTCTAAAGTAGTATTTTGTGTTTGATTATCGTTACCTAAAGTAGCGTAATCCTGTATGTAATCTTGTACGTTTGGATGATCAAAGTTTTGTTCTTCGTTACGTCTTAATAACTTACCAAAAGTACCATATTGTTTATTATGTACCGTTTGCCAAACAGTATCGGTTAACGTTAGTATTGAAGTATCTTCATCTTTATAAGATTCAAATAATATGTGTAAACGTACTGTTAAATCGTACTGTTGAGATACTGCTAATTTGCCCTTATCTGTATAATTACTAGGTAAAAACTCAATACCAATTGCAGGATATAAGAAAGCATTTTCTTCGCTTTCACGTTCCAATTGGTTATTCCATAAGAAAACCTTTTTAATGCCACTAATAGCGGTTAAATCAGTTTTTAATGAGTTATATAAAGTTAGTTTAGACATTAAATATTATTCAATACTCCAATTATTCTTTTTGAAATTTCTTCTTTATTAATAATAGTTCCGTCTTTACTTACAAAACATTTACCAATTAAAGCATCAATATTTATAACTATATTTTTATCATTTTCCATAACGCAAATATACAAATTAAATATATAAATATATTACTCTATTTGTATTACCGAATCCAATTTTATTTCTAATCACATCAAAAAATGTAGATTCTTTAAATATATTATTAAAATCGTCTAATGATATATTGTTTTTAATAAGTATTGAATCCACGTTGTATTCCATAATGCAAATATACGAATTATTTGTTAAATTGTTTCTTAATATTTTTATCTAAAAAAGCAATTATTTGTCTATTTAATTTACCTGAATAGCCTATGAATTGACGTTTAGGCATTTTGAAAGAATGTTTACCCCACGCTTTACCCATTAACCCATCATTATGTATTCTGGCATAAGGCACGTCTGTATAAATTTTAGCGGATAAACTACCAAAACGTTTACTTCTAATTGAACGACTTAAACGCCCTGCTCCAGCTTTACCAATTAAAATGCCTCTATCAATTCCTAAACTTCTAACTCCACTTTCACCACGTCTACCACGTTTATAAGTATCAATACCTCTTTTACGTTTTTTCCAAGGCACAAAAGTTTCATCAGTAAAACCTCCATCTCTAAAAGACTTTGTGAAATGAGTTGCAGCTAATTTACCACTAGCCTCCACTAACTTCTCTAATTGAGGTTTAAACGCTTCAATCTGTTTTAATATCTTTTTATGTTCCGCAAATGTTGCCATTAGTTTAATCCAAAGTAAAATATTTGACAGTAATTTAATCCTCTTTTATTCTTATTCAATAAAATATGTGTAAAATAATAACAACTACAAGTTAATTGTTCGTTTACGTTTCCTTTGCCTATTAAATTGTTAATCATTTTCTATTGGTTCAAAAGTTATGTTATTATCTTGATTTGGTAGCGGTTCTGAATGGTCGTTTTCGTCTAATAATATTTCATCTGGTATAATATCAAAAGCTAAACACCTTAAATCACTTAAATAATTTTTACACTTTAAACATCTATCATTTTCCATTATCAATAGTTTTAAATAATTTTAATATATCATCTGGCACACCATTTGCACCGTTTTTTCTGTAAGTTGAATACCATTCTGCAAAGTATTCCATTTTGTTAGTTCCAGAATATTGGGTTATAGTATTAGACATTGTAAATTCTTTACCACTTTCTTTAAATATTAATTCATGTCTATGATGCCCTAATTCATGTATCATTGTAGTATGTAATGATTCATTTGGAGTTGTTTCCATTGAACTTGTGCTAAACCATTTAGGATTTAACCCATCTTCAATTCTTTTTTCATAAACTTTTATGTTTTTTTCAATAGATTCTATTAAATATTTTTTAGAGCTTTCTGAAAACTGAGTACTATCTTTTATTTTAATTAATTCAGCTTTTTGTTCAGATAATATATCTTGATAGCTTTTTAATGGAGTGTGTTTAAAGTCTTTTAAATGATGTAAATTAATGTTTATATCACGTCTTAAAACCTCTCTAGTTTTTCTATCCTGCTCTTGTAAATAAACAGCCTTAAAATTAGATTTAGGTCTATTAACAGTCTTTAAATTATCTATATTTAATGGATTAATTTTATGCTCTTTTTCAACTGCTTTTAATACACTATTAAATAAATTATTATCTTCTAATCCTTTTAAATTAACGTTTTTTACACCTAATTGTAATATCCTTTGTTCAGCTTCTTTAATATCTTTAGCAGGAATAAACTCATTACTCTTAACTGGAGTGCTAATTTTAGGCATTTCCATTTTAGGTTTAGGCATATAAAAGTTATTACTAGCTAAATCCCTATCTCTATCCGCTACCACAAAATAAGGGTGCTTATCACTAAACACTATCTTTTGTTTTCCTGCATTCATCATAAATTCAGGCGGTACAGTATCAGGTTTTTTAAATCCTTTTAAACTTGTTTTATCTTCACTATCAGTTTGTAATGTAGTACATCTACAATTCCAGCCATTAGGTGGAAAATAGTTATCCCAAAACTTATCATTTACTGGACGTGAAATATTATTTAACATAGCGTGTTCAGGACGTACCCTTCCATCTCCTACTGTGCTATAAGTTAGCATAGGTAATAATTCTGAATTACTTTCAATATCCATCCACATACTAGCACTCCTACTTTGTGATATGGCAGCGTTATATTCAGCTCTTAAATAGTTTTCATTGTAATTTTTGAATATATCAGTACCTGTTTTTTTATACTCGCTAAATGGTTTAATCCTATCTTTGTCGTAAATAGCATCTACCATTTCACGTACTTGGTGGTACTGTTTAGCTCCCGAAAATACATAAACGTTATTTCTTAAATCGTTAAGCATTTTAAAATCGGGACTATTCCATTCAACATCGGTTAAAGACTTACCAAAGCCATTATAAACACCATTAGTTAGCTTTTCGGCTACTCGTGAATAGGTTGCAACGTCTAAAGATTGTGGAGTGATTAAACCACTATAAACACCAACTACAATACGTTCAATTTCTTCGTCTGAAAATATGTTAATTGGTGCAGCATTTTGTATGTCGCAAAATGAACACATTATTTATAGAGATTATCTAATCTATTTTTAATATTTACCACATCGGTAGGGTCATTAACTACAACAACCTCACTCCCATATTTCTCCTCTAAATATTCAGGACTGAAAGTGAATTTACCTGTTTTAATTAACTCAATATCTATCTTAGACTGTTCAATTAAACTTAAATCATCTTCAGCCTTAACAGTTATTTTAACACCTTCTGGGAATATACCTAAACGTGTCATCATTGGAACTAATTGATAGTTTAAAACACCTTCTATAAAGAACTCATCATTATAAGCAACGTTTTTTAAAACACGTTCTTGAACTTCTGCACTACCTACATATGCTTTTTCATCTAGTGTTCCTGTTTGACCTAATATAAGTTTGCTAATTTCAGAATTACAACGCTGTATCATCATATCAAACACTTGAAAAGCATCTGAGCGATTAGATTCTACTAACTCAATTAAATCATCTGTATCAAACACACCATAAGAAGCAACACCCATGTTTCTAAGCATAGTTTCCATATTAGCACGTGTTCCTTCATCTCTAGTATTAGTTTTACCTATTCTAATAGGACTACCAAATATTTCTACAAATTCACTCCATGCTCCTAATGCGTTTTTCTTCCAAATAACTAATGGAGCTGCTTTTAAATATAACCCTAAATCTCTATCCTTACCAACTCCAATACACCAATTATTATAAGGTGGATCTAAATAAGGATAACCAGATAAATCTGCATAAGTATTAGTTACTATATGAAATTCTGGTTTTACATATTCTCTAGGTACTAATTCAACTGCTTTAAAAGCATCATTTACAACACTATCAAATTGAATTAATGAATGACCGTAAAATATAGCATCTAAGGCATAATCTATAAAATCTCTAAACCATTTCTGTTTAATAATATATTCCAACTCTTCGTTTTCTTCACCGTTTAATTTTACATCAAAGTCTTTAGATAGTGTTAAGTTTTTACGTTGGTTTACTGCTGCTGTTAAATGAGCATCTAATTCAATGTTCTTATAAACTTTGTACAATTCCGAACGTTGTGGAGCTGTTAAAGATTCTGCTCTAGTTACTGCTAGTTTGTAAGTTTCAATATTAGTAAATCCCCTATACAATTGAGTGGGAGTGGTAATACGTTTTCTAATATCTGCTGTTTTAGGCATATTAACAGAAACATCCTGTACTTTATTAAAATCTATGTTATATCCAAATAATTTCATTACCAAAGTTGATTAGATGATTTAATAGTGTTACCATCTGAGTTACCCCATCTAATTGAAACACCTTGTTGCGGTAATATTTGAGGTAAATCCGCTGTTATATCTCCACTAGCTACACGTTTAAGCCATGCAATAGCACCACCATTTTGAGTAGCATTATTACCATCGTAACGCTCTTTACGTAAATCTGGAATGTTTCTAGGATTAATACGTGAGTGTAAATGATACAAAGTAATATCTAGTAAATACATTACTATTTGTTGGTTTCTGTTATCTCCTTCAGTCCATTTAGTAGTATCGTCGGGATAAGTAGCTGTTAATGTATAAGCACTACCAACGCTCCAAAAACCAGTTTCAGTTGGTAAAATTCCTTTACAATTTAACAAACAAGTATATTCAATATTGTTATAATAAACTTTATCTCCTACAACGTATGAAGTAGTATTTACATATTCATCTTCTGGTAATGTAACGTAAAATAGTGATTTATCAGCAGCTTTTAAAGTCCATTCAGCAGCATTAAAAGCGTGTGCAGTACTACCAGCAATTGACTTATAAATATTACCATTATAAACAACATATTGTCCAGTAGTGTAAATGGTAGAAGCACTAAAAGTACTTGCGGTCCATTCAACTAATTGTTTACCGTTATAAGTAGCAGTAATATCAAATACTTTAGTATCTGTAAATATTTGATTAACTATGTAACGCTGGGTTAAATAACTAATCATTTCACTTTGTGCGGATTGCTCCACATCTAGCTTAGTTTGTTGGTTAGATTCGATTATTTGTTCAAGGTTTGAATCCTGAATAACACGTAAATAATCATTATCTCTTAAAAGTCTAGCCATTGTACAAAAATATAAACAAATTAGCGGTAGATAATAGTATTGTTACTAATATTTTTAATGATTCTTTCATTCCAAACTACTTCTTGCTTTAAAAAGTCAATTATTTCGTAAATATCGCATTTACCATTTATTTCTAATAAATGTTTTACAGCATCTTCTAATGTATTAAATGATGCTATGTGATCATTCCAACCGCCTTTAGCTTCATGGTCATAATATCCAAATAATATAAATCTATTTTCCATAATTTTCTAAATCTAATTTAACCTTATTCTCTTTAATTTTATGAACTTCAGCATTTAACATAGCTAATTCTAATTTGTGCATATCTTGAACGTAAGTAATAAAGTTGTATTTTAACTCCTTAATACGTGTTTTACGAGTGATTATAAAGGTATCAGAATGAATTAAAGTGTTCGTTTCCTTATCTTCAATAAAGAAAGTTATTGTATTATGTCCATCAATTAGTTCTTTGTGTGATTTTACTTTCATGTTATTTGTTATTTAAACCAATCATTTCTACTTATGTCCGTTACATTAATATTTAACATTCTTAAATTCTCACAATAATAACCTTTGGGTCTATCATTAGGAAAATCAATTGATATAGGAAATTCACCTATACCATAATTAAGGTTAACATTTATTGATTTAAGATACCTTATTTTTTCTTTCATAGGATCAAAAATATATGGAACAACTTCAATAGTTATTTCTTTTTGTTCATAATCAACTCCCTTAATTGTTACTTTCATTATAACCTATGTTTTACGTTTATTGGTGCGGTTCCTATTTTTCTTCCAAATGTATTTGGCATACCATTTTGGAACTTATTAAATGATTCGTTTAGAGTATAGCAAATGTAATAGTCCATATTATCGCTAAAGTGATGGTGTTTTTCATAACTTCTACCATCTTCGCCTTTAACCTTTTGCTTTAACTTAGTACCATCACTATCTTCTAAACCAAACAATAAATCATTTTTCAAATATACACTATTTTCATTAATAAATATCATACAATCATCAAAATTAGATTGAAATATTGAATTAATAAAGTCTCCACGAGTTTTAACTGGAGGTTGCGTAGTAAATAGCCTTAATACCGGTCTAAACTTATCTAGTTCGTTTTGTATAATCTTAAAATCATTGTGTCCTGCTTCGGTTCTAGTACCTTCCTGCCTTCCTGCTGGGTCTCCATAAACAAATAAACCTGCTTTGTGTGAGTTGTATAATCTAGTAAACTCTCTACAAGCATCAATAGTTCTATTTTTAGGATATTCCATTGCTATCTCATTAATCAAATAACATCTTTTACCTTCCTGCTGCCAAACAGATAAAGATACATAAGGATTAACGTTAAAGTCAAATGATATGTGTAGTGGTAACTCTGGTTTATATTGATAATTAAACGTATTTTTACCTAAATCAAAGTTTTTATAGAAGCGACCACCTAATTGTTTATTTCCCCATTTACCATTACAATAAACCTCCCAATAGTATGGGTTTTTAGTCTTTAAGTCCATTAAGAACGCTATAAACTCATTAGGAATCCATTTATTATGCGTATGGTCTGAATGATGAACAGTATATGCTAACTCAACATCTTCATTTTCATTTACTTTCATTTTAGTAGCATCTCTAAAAGTCAATTCATTATGACCTTTAAAAAAGCGTTTCCAAAACCAATGGTCTTGATAATTACCTTCAACTTCAGGATTTATAGTAAATGTTTCTTGTAAATAGTTAGCTTTAGTAGTACGAATTGAAGTTGTTACAGTAATAAAATCCGCTTCAGAAGGTATATCTTCTTCCCACCATGCTCCAGTAGGGTCTTTAACTGATTTAATTTTTTGTGTGTCATCACATCCACGAGCTAAAAAACAGTTTCCATTAATACAATGAATTTCTAATGGCTGTAACTTAAATTCAAATAATTCTTGTAACCCTAATTCAATAATAATATCTTTAATAGTTTGATAACTACTATCTTTTATGGTTGCATAGGTATTTCTAATTAATATATGCCTAAAATAATCTTCTGTTAAACAACGGTAAATTAACTTCTTAGCTTCAAAATTAGATTTAGAGCTACCACGTCCACCATACATAATAACATACCTATCTGTATTTTCTATTAATGGAATAAAAGATTTATTTACAATCTTATCCCATTCACACCATTTAACTTTAAACATTAATCTTGTTTAGGTACAATTACTTCAATTATCTTACCTTCTACTTTAGCATTAATATCTGCTGGTATTAACTTAGCAGCTATTTTATAAAACTCTGTTGGTTCTTCTTTTGCCCAACTTAACATATTAGCAGTAGGGTCATCTTGTAGCTCATTAAATACCTCTAAAACACGTTCTTTTACTGTTTTAGTTAGTTTGTTAATACTACCAGCTACTCTACCTCCAGTTTTAGGTTTTCCTTTCTCAAAAGCCATTCTAATTACTTCTAATTTAGAGCAAATATAACAATAATTAATAATATAACAAAAAATCTATAAAATCTAAATAAACTGTTCAGGAAATATTTTCTTTAATTGCTTTCTAATATACTTCATTTGTGAAGCACTAATCTTTTTTTCAAAAGTTAATTTAATTTTTTGTTTCTTTTTAAGTTTTCTAGGTAATCTCATCTTTCAAGTAAATAAGTTAATAATTCAATTATAAGCAATAGTTTTAGTGGTATCAATACAACACGAGCCAATAAGTATAAAGTGTTAAGTAACATAAATCTAAAACGGTTTAAATTAAATCATTTTTATCAATAGCTTGTTTACAATCTTCACAAAAGAAATATAGTTTACTAATCCTAAACCATAATATTTTAATGTAAATACGGGTAAACCATCCGTTTTTATGTTTACAATCAATATCTATTGTTGTTGTTTCAGTTTTCATCTTATCTATTTTTTAAAATTGTTTAATTTTTCGTTAATTGTTAGAATTTGTGTGGTGTTTAAATTATATCTGTTAATTCTTCAAATTTATTGTTAGTATCTACTATTTCAAAATACCTTCCTAAACTATCTCTGTCTTTTTTTAATTCTAAATTCTTAAATATACAGTATTCTTTTACCCACTTCAAGAATTGTTTAGTGTTTAATTCTTTATAATTCTTGTATTCATTAGTAAATTTAATAACTATCTCATTGTTATAAATTCTAACATTATGACTTAAATTACCTTCTTCTACCCAGTCAAAGAAATCTTTAGTAGTAGCTTGGATAAATCGTTTACTTTCAGCATTAATAGAAATTGATTTAGTTAATCCATATTTTAAGAACTTTTTTAAGTTATTAATCATATAATTATCAAATTTAACCCAATCTTCAGAATTCCAACTATCAAAAAGTAAACGACCATACTCTGATAATGGCGAACGTCTTTCATTAAAGTATTGATAGAATTCTATTTCGTGTCTTCTACGTTCGTGAGATGAACCAACTCCATTAATAACATAATTAGTTGTAATTACAATTTTTGGCGAACGCTCAAACGGTATAAAAATTTCATCTTTATTTTTTCTATTAACTGTTATGCCTTCAGTAATTAAAGAGAATAAATTTTCAAATTGAAAGTTTTTCTTTACATCATCAAAAGAAAGTATTTGAGTATCAATGTTAACACGTTGGTAAACGAAATCTGATTTTTTAGGGTCAAATGCTTTTCCATCAATTTTTACTAAACGTCTAAAATTATTTAAAGCTGTAAGCATCAGTGACTTACCAGAACCACCATTGGGGTTATCATCAATTTCTTGATCATTAAATATAATTGCTTTTTGGTCTGTTTTATCTTTATAAGTATGTATTAAATATCCCAATGTAGTTTCAAGTGATTCAATTCTTTGAAAATCTGAATTACTTACTTTTGAAACGAAATCTTGAAAATCATTTTTATAATCATCAACTACTTTAAAATTTCTATTTATTATTTGATTATCCCAAACGTAACCGTTTACATCGACGTACTGTAATAATTCAATATTATTTTTACCAACCTTTACAACTCCATTTTTAAACGGTATAAATGAAGTGTCTTTGTCGTCCATTAACATATTTAAAGAAATACTATCAATCATATTTAAGTGAGATTCATTGAATAAATACGGACTTTTAGAACAGTAATTCCAAACATTAATTAATTCAGCTTTAATCAAATGATTTAAAACAAAATCTTTAATTTGAGCAACTGAAGATAAATGAACTTTATTTGATAGAACTCTAACAAATGTAGGATTTTCAGAGGTTTCAGGATAGTATTTATTAAATCCATTTTGAGTTAAAAAACATGAATATAAATAAGGGTCAACATTAATGGTTTCTTTTCCGTTTTTATCTTCTTTTACGCTCCAAAACTTTATATCCTTATCAACTGATTCTTGTTTTATTTCATCAATAACATCGTCATTTACATTTAATTCTTTTTTAATTTGTTCGTTTTGAACACCGTTTTTAATTTTTAATTTAATTTTAGATACTGTTTGATAATCTTCAAAATATTTACTATCAAATACCCTCTTTTTATAAGCTGAACGGATAGCCGTTTTCATTTCTTGCTCTGAAAATTCTCCAGTTAAAATATAACTAAATATAAAGTTTTCGGCTGTTGATTGTTGTATTCCATATTCACAAAAAGCACCAGCTAAATCAAAAATATAGGCATTTCTTTCACCTTCTATAAATGATTTTTCCCACTTAAATTTCATTATAATATCAATCTTTTTTTGTTCATCGTGAAGTATGCAAGTAGGTGCTTTTTCCAAATAAGTATATCCTTTATCTTCTTGAATATCTATAAATTCTTCAGAGTATTGATTTAAGTAAATATTAGGATCATAACTTTCAAAACAAACCCTTGATATATTAGAGTTTTTAATATCAAAATATTCAGAATTAATATATTTAGCATAAGCATTAAACCTTCTTTTGTGTTCTAATTTATCACATTTAGGTATTCTAATAAGTGCTTTTAATCCATTCCCTGAAGGCGAAGTAAAAACCATTAAAGTATATTTATCTTTAATTAAACGTTCCCTTTCTTCATTCATTATTTCTTCAGTAGGGTATTTATCAAAATCTAAAATACACATACCTGAGTGTTCAATTAATCCATTATCTGAACGGTCTGAAAATGTACCATTAAACATAATTGCTATTAATGAATTTTTAATATTAGAAATTTCTTCTTTATCTTTTAAAGTTCTAATCTTATTAATCTTATCAATTAATGGAGCATTACCATTTTTTATTCTTGTAAAAATTTCATCAAGTGTTAAATTAAAAGGTACATCTTTTGCTTTAAATAAATCTTTAAAAACTGATATTGTAGTGTTAAATGGTTGTTGCATAGTTTTTTGTTTTAGTATTATGTTTTTCTGATTTTGTTTTTTCTTTATGGCAATTTTTACAAAGGGGCTGCAAGTTAGCAATATTATTTGTACCATTAAATGCTAAAGGTATAATATGATCAATATCAATATCTCTTAAATCTTCTAAATCAATTTGACAAACATTACATTTATAATCATAATATGATGCTATTGAATTACGTTCCATTTGAGTAAAAGAATATCTATTTGAATTATCTTTAAAATTAGATTTATTATTTACAAATATTATTCTACCACTAGCCCTTGACATTGCAACATAAAGTAGTTGGTTTGAGTCTTGAGATACTTTAGCAGCATAATCATAAATAGGAATTATAACATCTTCAAAAGTAGATCCTTGGCTTTTGTGTGCCGTAATTGCGTAAGGCTTCTTAAGTGTTGCAAATCCAGTTTTTATATTAGAATATTCTGTATTTAATTCTGCTATTTTATTTTTTAAAATCCATTTATACTTAACATTACTTGAATTATCAATTTGCTTTTTTAATTTATCAATTTGTTTAGTAACTCTGTAAGATATAGGATATAGTGTATTTTTATATCCATTTCCAACAAATATAATTTTATCTATTCCGTTTTCATTTTTTACCTTAATTTTCTTAAAATTATAAGTTGCAAATTCATTACCTATTTTTATAGTTTCTTCACAAAAATTATCTATTTCTAAAATATTAACTATTTCTGAAGTATAAAAAACGTCCTTATCTCTTTTATAAAATCCATCAAAAAACACAGTATCTCCAACATTTAAAGAATTTACTTTATATCCTTTATCATTAAATTTTGTAGAACCTATTAACCAATTAAAAGACAAACAAGTTAAGTTTTTATAACCTACGGCAATAGGATTTTTATTATAGATTAAATTTTTTAATTCTTTATCATTTATATCATAATATAATATATCATTACCATTTGAATACTTTTCAATCATTTGAATATAACTAAATGATTTATCCATATTTTGCCTAAACTTTGATATTAATTCAAATAATTTACTTTCTATTTTTTGCCTATTCTGAATTTTAAGTTCAAAAGAATAATCTAATTGAGTAAATATTTTAGATACTTTAAAACCGTTTTTATCTCTTGTTGGAGTAGCTTCAATAGGCGGTATCTGTAAATTATCCCCAATTAAAATAAACTTTCTTTTATCTTTAATTTCCATCAATAAATCAAAACTTCTATCATTAATTAATGAAATTTCATCTATTACAATTATTTTTGGAACTTTAGATAGATTAGGTTTTTTATGAGTAATTACAGTAACGTTATTATGATCCTTTTTTATTTTAAACCCAAAAAAACTATCTATTGTTTTTACTTCAAATTTAAAATATCCATTATTAGTTAAATACTTTTTTAATACAGAACATATTTTATTTGTTGCACCTAAAAACAAGGCATCTTCAACATTAATAGTTTGACAAACAGTAAATGTTTTACCAGTACCACCACCACCAAGAACACCAAAGAACCCGTTTTTATCTGAATTTACAAAATCATTTATTTTATTTTGTAGTTCAATTTGTTCGTTATTTAAAGCCATAATTAAAAATTATTAATAATTAAATATCTCCCTAAACTATCTCTATCTTTAATATATTCAATACCAGAATATTTTATTTCTTTTAATATTCTTTTTATATTAATGTCAATTTTAAAATAATCTACATACAAATCATATAATTCATCATTATAAATTTTAATATTATTAGGTAATGTATTTATGAAATTAATAATACTTTTTTCATTTTTATTAATACTTTTTTCATTATGATTTATTAAAATATAGTTTTTATCATTATTTATATTATAAACATTAATAAATTCAATAACCGTAATTACACTTAACTCAAACCATTCTCCATTAATTCTATTTTCAGAAAAATTATAATGTATTTTTTTTTCTAATTCTAAAGGAGTATCAGTTTTAATGTAACCTAATAATTCAACACCGTAAGGAGAATAAGAATTATAACTGTTTACCCTTGACATCGGAGAATACCCAACTGTACTACCTATTTTAATAGGATTTAATCCATTATGTTTTAAAAAATAAACATAACCATTTTTTTCATTTGTTTTCATATAATAAAAAAGCCCTTATAAATCCAACGGGTCTGAAGCGTTTTCATTATAAGAGCCTATTTAAGTTTCTTTTGTTACCTATTTTTCAGACCGTAACTTCTGCAAATATAACTATTAATTCAATACAAATTACATTTTAGTAAAAATAATTATTATAAATATGTTAAAATTATAATTTGATTAAAAAGTAAAAAACAATCGTCATAGCTGTAAATCAATAATATCAAAGGTTTAACTCATTTTATGACGCAGCACTTGGAAAAAACAAAGTGTAAATATTTTAGTTGTAAAATTTATACAGTACCCTATATAAGAGCAACGTCACATCGTCATTGGTTTTTTATCAAATTTAACCAATTTTTTTATATCTTTGCCTTAACAGTACCTATGTCGCTTCCTTGGATTGTGGTTACACGGTCGCAGCGCACCATTTTAGGTCTTTTTTGTGTGTAAAGGAATACATAACTTATGACACAGCCCCGAAGCTCTAACAAATTAGCTACTTGTTATCTTCGGTTTTTAATTTTTTCTATTTGATAATCAACACTTTACGAAATAATGTGAAAATATATTTGGTAATTGTGTACAAAGTGTGTACATTTGTATCAGATAATTAATTAATAACAATTTAAAACCTCTGACAAATGAAAACGAAATCAACTGCAAACAAATCGGCTAGAACTTTTACAATTAGAAAAAACGGTTCAACGTACAGAACTTTTAAAATGAGTAAAGAAGAATTTAGAAGTTGTCAAAACATGACGTCTAACGATTGGGATAATTTCTTAAAGTACGATAATTCTTACTATGTCGTAAGATAACCACCTTAACAGGTCAGAGGGTTAAGCCTCAACTCAAACCACGCTCGATATACGGTAGCGTGGATTTTGAGGTATAAGAAGTTCATTGACGTATTGTGAAGACCTACAAGTATAGCTTACTGTTAGGAGGAAGATTTAAGCTAAACACATCGGTTAAGCCGTGCCATTCGATTGGTAATGTGTTCTAACAATAAATAATGTGTAATAATTAAAATCAACTAAAATGAAACAACCACCAACAACCCCATACACAATACGTGTAGATACTGAAAAGCTACAAAGTGCAAACAGTAAAACAGATGCTAAACAACTTAGATTGAAAATGGCAAAATTAATTAACAAACAATTTGATAAATTAAAATGAACCTACTAATCCCAACCATCCTCCTAATAGCTTGTATATTAATTATACGCTATATGTATAAAGAATCTAAACCAGTTGAAACTATACAAGAAGTTGAACTATCAGAAGAACAAATGTTTATTATCGAAGAACAGATGAAACGTGATATGCTGTTTTGTGCTAATTGGTGGAAAATACAAGGCAGGTTCAATACTGCTCAATATGTTAAATACTTGGAGTTTAAAGCTAGTAAGGGGTAACTGAACGAGAAAATTATGGCAGGAAAAATAATATTAGAAAAAATGAATATAAAAAAAGCAATAAAAAATTTAGAGAATCATAATAAATGGCGTAAAGGCAAACATGATAAAATGATAAAGCCTAAAAAATTAAGTGAGTCGATTGATTTAATTATTAATGAAATAAAAAAACATATATGAAAGGATTTTTAGCACTATTTTTAGTAATAATATTTTTTTATTTACTAAATAAAAGTTTGTGGTTTTTTTTACTAGCTCCTGTATTAGCTACCATATTAGCACTACTTTGTAACGATGGAAGAACAAAATGAGTGGTAACGGATTGCGGCTTTGAGCCGTTTCTTTATGGCTAAAAGGTGCTGTTATAAGCTGACGGTTACGAATGTTACTATGAGAAATTAATTTAAAAAAAACAACGATATGAAAACAGCAATGGAATTATTAATTGAAAAAATTGATAAAATGGAAAGTAATAATAGCATTATTAAAATATGGGCTAATGAATTACTTGAAAAAGAAAAAAAGCAAATAGAACAAGCTTTTGATTTTGGATATGATAGAGATGATATGAGTGGCGAAGAATATTTTAATAATACATACAAAAATATTGATTAGTAGCTACCGTTTGCTTATAAAGTAAAAGCATTGGCGTTTGTTGCCAATTTGAAAAACAAATGTTTAATTTAACCAAAAATATTGATATGAAAATTGAAGTAAAAATTACCGATGATGCTGGCAATGTTCAGCAATACGTTGTTAGCGGTTCGTTGGTTTCTCCTGATGCCATTCAAAAAGAGGCAGAAAGATTCCAAAAAGCGACTGCAAACAAAATGGCTATTGAATGCACAGCATTTGGTCAGGGAGCTTTATGGATTAGAAGTTTGTTTCTTACCAATGACCGCTAACGTTTTGCAGATTTGCGATGGGCGGATTAATAACTAAAAATTTGATATGAAATAGGTTGTAACGAATGTTTAATTAATACACATATGGAAAAGTTAAGTTTTGAAGATTGGAAAAATAATTTAAGTTACAGTAAAAATGCAAATTGTTATAATAATAAAAAGTTTAATGGACACGATAAAGATGATTTTTATTGGGCTAGTGAACTAAAAAAAGATGATGATTTGATGATTCAGTACGAGATCTACAAAAATAAATAACAATGCTACAACTTACCTATAACGTTTTGCAGCTAATAAATCGGCTTGCTGTTTATTAGCTGCTGTTAGTACCAGTAGCCAAATTAAAATTTAAAAACAAATATAAAAAAATATGAAAGCAGATATATTACAAATATTACACGAGGAAGCAACAACACAATATAATCCTGATGGTAAAGATGAAAGAGTTATTAATTCAGATGAATTTGATACAGTTGCTAATCAAATAATAAACTTATTTAATAACCAATGGATTAGTGTTAATGATAAATTACCAGGAGAACGTGAAAGGGTTTTATGTTTATATGAAGATGACTATGCGTTAATTGGGTTTGTAGATATTAATGGTAGTTTTACGCTTTATTGGGCAGATGGTAAAGCAACTGAGGATGAAGATAGACCAGTTACACATTGGATGCCGTTGCCTAGTAAACCTATATCAAAAACCGAAGTGTAAACATCAAAGGCTATTGGTACTAACGTTTGGCGTATATACGAGGTACGCCTTAACGGAATTATAAATTATAAACAAATGATTGTAGGCGTATCTTGTATATACGCTGTTAGCGGATAGTTAAAAATGAATATACACACATTAAAATCAAGAACAGTATGCCATAACAGTGAGAAATTTCTGTTGATGGTAGGACATAGACATTGGAACTTAGGTTTACAAGTACAAGATTGGGGAATTAGATTTATGCTGATATGGTGGCACGTCTGCATTCATTTTTAATTTCCGCTAACGTTATCGAGCTAACCGATGGCGTAAACCTAACCTAGTATATGAGCTGTAACGCTCGCTGTTGGTTAGGTTGGGTTATAACTTGTAGGAATGTTTGCTGAATGCTTTTTTAAGACACAAAATAAATAAATATAGCTTTGGACGAGCTTTGTAAAATCCATAAAAATATGAGTGAATTTAAACAATACAGACGTAAAAGTATTTCAGAAATGCGCCAAATTATTGGTGGAGAAAGTTTAGCAGGTGTATCAATATCAGATGTTGATAAAAAATTGAAGGATGAATTTCCTAATGTTTTTAATCAGGGTTATGTAGCTAGAAATCCTAAAAACCATGAAGACCAATGGTATGTAGCAAAAGCATATTTTGATGATAATTTAGAGGAAATACCAAATTTAGTAGGTAGAGATTCTAAACACTAAAGTAAAATATAGAGCAGTAGGTAAACAGAATATTACTGACAATGCCTACTGCCCTATTAGTTATAACGTTTGGCAGCTAATAAATCGCTTTAGTGTTTATTAGCTGCTGTTATAAGCTGACGGTTACGGATGTTACTATGAAAAATTAATTTAAAAAACAATAAATATGAGTAAATTTAAAATAAATAAAAAATTATTGCTTAATGAGATAGGTTTTTCTGTACATACAAGATATTCATCTGACGAAAAAACTGATGATATAGGAAGATGGGCAAGAATTATTTATTTTAATGGAATACAAATAGCTTGGATAAATGGTTATGTCAAACAAGATGAAATGCCTATTATAGAAAACGGAAGAGTTGGTATTTGTAATTCATTTCATGTTAGTCCTTATTTCCCAACAAGTTCACAAGGCATTGTTGGATATGAGAAATTTGATACAATAGATGAATCAGTAAAATATGTGAAAGATTTATTTAATGATTTTATCAAAAATGTTTCAAAGTAGCTACCGTTTGCTTATAACGTTTTGCGGCTAATGGCTGGCGGCAATAAGCGTTTAGTAGGTAGCCGCTTGACATTAGGTGCTGTTATGTTTTCGGTTTTTAGGGTAGACTATTAATAATTAAAATATAAACAAATGGAAAAATTTAGATTAAGTTTAAAAGACAAAGATGATAATATTTACCACCAAGAAGTAGAAGGTGAAAGAATAATGATTAATGATTTAGAAGCATTCGTTTTTAGAGATAATGATTACGATTACGAAGGAGAAGAAATTGAGGGATGGAATGTTTCACATTTAGAAACTGGAATGCGTATGGCTTCGGATTTGTATAAAGAATATGCTATTGCAAAAGCTAAAACTAATTATGAAAAATATCCCGAATGTATTGAAAAAGGAAGGCAATTGTGTATTGAAAAAGGTATTGCTTTGCCAGTTAATCGTGTGTCGGAAAAAACTGGAACATAACGTTTCGCATATTGCCGAAGGTGGGGTTTTGTACCACTAATGTTTAATTGAAATACAAAACTTAATAATATGGAAAATATTGATTTGAAAAACGAAACCCCCACTTTTGGCAATGTGCTGTTACCTGCTGTACCTTTTATGGCTAAGTGGAAAGGGCATTACGGAGCTGTCAAAGTGAAAGCTCTTAATGAAGATAAAGCAATTGTGGAAATACGATTTGCTGACCCATATCTAAATTACGAAAAAGAAGCGAATACAAAAGATTTGGAATTATATCCTGAACACAACTGCATTCCTGACAGCTTTAACGGTCATTGTCCTGTGTGTGGGAGGTATTGCAGGTAACGGCTGCGGCTATGACCAGTGGCGGATTACGAGTACAAAACTATCAAAATAAGATACAGAATGAACGAAGCAAATAACTTACAAACACCCACGCAGCCGCCATTGGTTATAGCCGATGTTAGCCGCTGCCCTTCTATTAATTTTTTCAATGTGGATTGCATTGAGTTTATGAAAACTAAGCCTGATAAATGCTATGATTTGGCTATTGTTGACCCTCCTTATGGGATTGGATTAGTAAAGACAGAAGCTGGCAATTGGGGGCAAAGAAAAGAAAATAAGGGAAGTATTGATAGTAAGACGCAATGGGACTTTGAACGCCCCAGTAAAGAGTATTTTAACGAACTTTTTAGGGTAAGTAAAAATCAAATTATATGGGGGGGTAATTACTTTATTGATTTGATTCAAAAGCCTACAAGTTGCTTTATAGTTTGGGATAAAAAAAACGGTGAAAGCTATTTTTCGGATTGTGAAATTGCTTGGACATCTTTTACAACTGCTACCAGAATGTTTAAAAAAAGAACAGTGATGACTGATAGAAGACATATTTGTCAAAAGCCAATAGACTTATATAGATACTGCTTAAAGTATGCTGAAAGTGGAATGAAAATATTAGACACTCACGGCGGTTCTTTTACAATTGCAATAGCCTGTGAACTCGAAGGCTTCGACTTAGATATTTGCGAGATTGATTCAGAATTCTTTAAAAACGGAGTAGATGCTTTCAATTTACACAAAAGACAGCAGCGGCTTTTTTAGGGTTGCGGCTAACGTGCCGCAGCTATGCCCAGTTGGGCAATTTGAAACACAAAAATATCAACTTAAAAATAAAGTAACAATGGAACACGAAAATTTGAATACCGCAGAAACTGCCCAATTGGGTATAGGTGCTGTTAGCAGCCGTCCTTCATCACAATATAGGCTAATGATTTATTTTGCACATAGCACAATGGTTATGTATGCAAAAACAATCGTATCACACGAAAAAATGTCAGTAGGTGAATTTATGGAACAAAATAAAGATGTGGTTAAACGAGTGTTTGACGAAGGATTATCAATAATGGAATATGAACTTAGCCATCATCAACTTGAAAGGGCTTCGTTAGTTTATTTACAGTCTAAATATTTCCCTTCGTCAGTTTACGAGAAAGATGTTTATCGGCTGTCTTAGGATGGCTGCTAACGGATGGAGCTTGTGGCTGAAATAAACCTAACAATGCTATTTTAACTATCACGCTTTTTGCCACAAGGTGCTGTTAGTTTACAGTAAAATAAACCAAATTAAAATAAAAAAATATGAATAGAGAAATTAAGTTTAGAGCGTGGCATAAATCAACAAACACAATGTTTAATGTACATGGTTGGTATAGTGAATTTGTATTTGAAGATACGTTAAATGGATGTGGAACAACTGAAACAAATCCTTGTAAAATAGAAGATTGTGAACTGATGCAGTTTACTGGATTAAAAGATAGAAATGGAAAAGATATTTACGAAGGAGATATTTGTAAAGTTTTATATACCGACTGGATGAGTAAACCTAGTGGAGATGAAAGAACTATTGCTCAATATATGTTTGATATTGCAAAAGAATTGATAGTTGTTTATGATGTAAATGGATTTTATTTTACTCATAAAATTGGAGGTTACTCACAAAGCATAGAGGTTGGACCACATGGATTTATACAAGTTATAGGCAATATTTACCAACCTATATTAACTACCTAAGCTTAATGCTCGATGGTTTATTTTATTGAAACTAACGTTATCGAGCCTTGCTTAGTTTGTAAACCAATTAATGTGAGTAGCTATTATAGCCAAATTGAGCAAGGGTTGTGTTACCTGTTGGCGGTACAGAATGCTACTATAAGACTTTAATATAAAAAATAAAAAACATGGAAGTAATTTTAAAAAAGACAAAAATAACAAGTGCTGTTTTTAAACAAACATTAACTGCTAATTCATTTGATTTTGAAACATTTGAGGTTTTAGGATTTTGTGTAATTAATAACCAAAAATGGATATTGATGTATAAATCATCGACTAAAGAATTAAGAAAGTATTTGATGTTTACTGACTTGAAAAATGAAGTAAATAACTCAGATTTGAGATATACTGTAAAAGTAATTTTTGACAATAATTACGTTCCTAAAACTTATGCAACAAAAGATGAAAATGAAAGTTTAGATTTTATTAAAACATTAAATACGGTTAAGCATAAAGCAGTTACTCATGGGCAAATATTTTTATAAACTTATATAATAAAAAATATTACTAACACCGCCACCGCTTGCAGGTAACTACTCGCTAAGACTAATAAAAAGGTACACAAAACAATGCAAAAGACTAAGATTCACAAAGTTAGAATAACAGAGCAACAAGCCTATGCTTTTGAACAGTTAAAGAAATACGATGTAAATCTTAGTCAATTCATTAGGCAAGCTATAAAAGAAAAACTATCAAGAGATTGGAAACAAATTAAAGAATCTAAAAAGAAATCTAAATGCCCATTTTAATATGAACTGGAACAACCCAAAACTAAACGAGATGCAAACAGAATTTGAAAACATGAATAGAAAGGTTAAAGATATACCTATTAGTGAAGTCTTTAAGATTTACGATAAAATACCTAAACGATACAAATTAGATTCTGCTAAACAACTAGGATTGATTAATTGTAGTAAATTATGCTCAATTGAATATGTTACTAGCTATCAATTTAATAAGTTTTTATATTGGGCTAAAAGACACGATTTTTTAAGTCCAAATAAAATAGCTAACTATGTACCGTTTAATAGTTATGAAGTTCAACCACATATTAAAGAAGTGTTAAATTTAATTAATAGTCCTGATTATGTTTTATTAAACAAAAAGGATAGATTTAGATTAACATATTATTACAATACTAAAATAGCAGAATTAAGTAAACAAGATATAAACCAATAAAAACAAATAAACATGGACGTAACAGGTCAACTTAAAGTAAAAAACGATACGCAAAAAGTATCAGACAAATTTCAAAAAAGAGATTTTGTATTAGCAACGGATCTAAGCACACCTTATCCGCAGTTTGTAACATTCCAAGTAACACAGGATAAATGCGCTGTGTTGGATGGTTATAATGTAGGTGATGAGATTAAGGTGCATTTTAACTTGCGTGGTCGTGAGTGGAACGGTACTGATGGTATTAAGTACTTCAACACATTAGAAGCGTGGAGAATTGAAAGGGTTGCAAGTAATAACAATGTAGGTACATCTGCGCCATCAAGTAATGATAATGCACCCAAATTTGATAGGAAATTATCTGATAACGATTCATTACCATTTTAACATAATTTAACATTTATGTATTAAAACAATTAATACATTTGTGAACGCTAAGTTTGAGTTGAGGGGCTTAAACAATAATAGCAAAACTTATTAAAACGGCTGCCCTCTATCCCTCATAGTTGGCAGCCTTTTTTTATTATGAAAACCAAAGAAGAAGTACTAGCATTCATTTTAGGAGTGCAAGAAACCACCGAACGTGGCGACACAATCGACAAACGTAAAGAATTAACTTGGAGTGTTTCAGGCGGTGATGTTCGTTGGCACATCAAAGCACAATGGATTAAAGCAGTTACACGCTATCCATTAGTTAATCCAATGACTGATAAAGATGATGTTTATCATTACGATGATTTTTACTTTAGTGTAAGCACAACCGATACAGCTCGTAAATTTTGCAGCGAGATATGTGATGCAATAGATTATATTAATAGTAACGAATTTAACGAAAACTAAGATGGAAAAGACATTTGAAAGCCGATTATTGCAGTTCCAAACTCAAATAGGCATAATTAAAAAGGATAGTAAAAACCCACACTTTAAAAATACATACGCTAGTTTGGAGCAAATACTATCAGAAGTAAAACCAATATTAACAGAATGTGGTTTAATCTTATTGCAACCATTAAATGATAAAGGTGTTTGCACTGTTATAACAATGGTAGATGGTACAGAAACAGACTTTGTAGAATCTTATATTCCATTGCCAACTAATTTAGCACCTCAACCATTAGGTAGTGCCATAACTTATTATAGACGTTATACGCTTAGTTCTTTATTAGCTTTAGAGATTGACGATGATGATGCACAAAGCACTGTTAAACCAACTATGACTGTTACTGAGGTTAAAATACCATTAACAGAACAAGTTGAAACGGCAAAAGCAAAGATAATTAACGCTTCTAGTATTGAAGATTTAACAGCTAAATGGCAAACTTTAACTAAATTAGAGCAGTCATTCCAAGACGTTATAGAGTTAAGTAAAACAATAGCAGCAACTTTTAAAGATAAGAAATAATGCCAAATGTAGCTAATATAACATTAAAACAAAGCGACTATAATCTAATAATGGGGCAATTCTCATTATTGGATATAGTTCCAATATCTGTTAAAATACTTCCTGATGATTCAGATTTGGCAGAAGATGAGAATTATAAGCATCTACAAAAGAAGTATAAAATAGCACGTAAAGAATTAGAAGATTATAGATTTAACCATACAACTAATAAATAAAGACATGGAAAAGACACCGCAAGAAACACTACAAGAAATCGACTATAAAATAGATCGTTTAGAGAAATCAATCGTAGTTAAGAATGATGAACTAATCCAAGACAATACGCTACTGGATAAGCTAAAAGAACAGCGTAAAAGTTTAATGAACTATTTGAATAGTGATAATGATTAAAATGGAAAACATGAAACAACTAACATTCAAACAAATCCTGCCTTACTTAGTAATGGCTTTATTAATCATCCTAGCATCTGTATACTTTAAAGATTGCAGAGGCGGTGAACCTAAATTAACACTAATAGACAATAAAGATAGCCTTTATAATCTAATAGCTGAAAAAGAGCAAATTAACGATTTTATTTTAGAAAACAATAAAGAGTTAAGGCATCAGTTAGATAGTGCAGCACACGTTAAACCTAGAGTTATTATCCGCTATAAAACGGTTTACGATAGTCTATTGATGGCTGACACTCTTTGCATCCAATCTTTAACTACACTTAACAAAGAATGTGCTAAAAAAGATAGTGTAAACGAGTTTATAATATCTAATCAAAGTTCCCAAATTGGTAACCTTATTACTGTTAATAATAACCTAAACTATATTATTGACATCCAACGTTATAGAATCGGTACTGATAGTATTAACGAGGTTACTTTAAAGCAGACTATAAAAGATGAGATTAAAAACGGTAAACGTAAGTATAGAAAGGGATCGTTACAAGGTGGGGTTGTTGGTTTAGGTGTAGGAATAGTAGGAACTTTATTATTGATTAAATAAAAAAACCCTCGAATAAATCGGGGGTTTCTTTTTTTGCTTCCCATAGCTAAGTTACGCTTACACAAATATACTAAACATTCTCTTTAGTTGTATCTTCTTTGAAGAAATTAGTTAAAAATTTACCTACTACACCCAATATAAAGGCAGTACCTATAATTACTTTTAATTCTTTAGCATCAAATATTTGGCTTAGTCTATCGTACTCAATTAGACCTCCAGCCGTTACGAATACAGCAACAGCTAATATAGCATCGCCTAATTGTCTCCACTTCTTAGGAGTTGGTTTGTAGTAGTTTTTTATCATTGTTTATGTTTAATATAAGTTTTCCAATTCTTTAACTCAAAATGTGGAGCATCTTTAAAAGACTTCCAACTACCACCCCATTCAACAACATCGCTAACTATTGCAATACAACTAGCAAAATTGTTAAAGTTTTTAATACTCCAATCAAGTTTTTTATTTAATCCAATAAAGCCAATATCAAAGGCAAATGATGGGTTGTAATTATGTGGGCTTTGTCCAGCCTTTGCATTAGTTACTTTAGGCTTGCTATTAAATAGTTTATCCTGTTCTTCACCACTTCTAAAAGTACAAGTTATAAATGGTTGCGGAGCATTTGGGTACAATTCATTATACTTTACTAATGCCTTATCATAGGCTTGTACTAACTCTAGTCTTAAATCTTTTTTATCTCTTGACGCCATATTACACTAATCTAAATTTAACTAATCTCTTTTTAACTACTTCAATCCTTGTATCATTGCAAATAGCTATAAAATTAATAGTATCTACTGCCGTTTTTTTTTCGCTAGTTGGTTTACTTAGCATATCAAATTTAGCGTTAAACTTAATTTCTTGGATTTTGTTATCAGCTATTATTTGCTTAATCTCTAATTTAAGCTCGTTAAACTTTTCGTTTTGTTCTGATTTAAAATTGAAATATCCAGCTACTAATCCAACGATTAATAGTATATCCTTTAAATCAAAAGTTATTTCATTAAACTTAAATGCCATTTTCTAAAGTATAGCCTTCTTTTATTTCTTGTTTATTACTACCGTCTTTAAAACTATGAAATTCAGTTAATTCTTCAACCTCATTGATATAATAAACAATGTTTATTTTACCGTTTTCTGTTTCTATTAATTTATAAGTTTTCATTATTTAAAATTTAAGTAAACAAAGTGAATAACTGCCGTTGGATTAGTCGCAAATGTTGGTGTGGTAAATTCTATCTCTAAAGAATCTCCAGAGTTAACATAAAATCCATTTGTAATAGTAAATGGAAAACCAGCGGCTATAACATCATATTTAACGGATGTTGAAATTGTTACACTTGTTGCTTGTGTCTTATTGTTTATTTTAAATGTGGCTGTTTCTGTTGTACCTAATACAGATGACACTTGTACTTGTATTAATCCACTATATATAAACCCTGTAAATGGAGCAAAACCCCTTCTTAATGCTGTTGTTGCTGTGTTAGCTGCATTATTAGGAGCACTACCAAAGAAATAAGTAGTAGCATCTGCGGGATTTAAAGATGAATGTGTATATAAAATTGTAGCATTATTTTCTGTATAAAAATCATTTGACCATGATCCACTATGATAAGTTCTTTTAATTATAGTACCCATTACAGAATAAGCTACACCGCCCACCGTTGCAGTTCCATTACGTACAAATACTGTAAACCCTTTAGCTTCTACTGGTGTAGGGTCTGTAAATGTTGTTGTTGCATTAACTATATAATCAGCATCGTTTGATGCTGTTTGGGTTGCTGTTGCTATTACTTGAACCGTTGAAATTTCATTATTTTTATAAAATGCTTGGTCTATCCCAGAACTTCTATCAACTACAAAAAGATTGTTATTGTCTGATGTGTAAATTGATAAACCGCTATCTCCAGTAATTTGTACCGTTTCTGTATTTGCACTATCTTTTACTACAATAACTCCAGCCCCATTGTCTAAAGGATTAATATAAACCTTATTTAATCCATCTGTTAATCCATTAAAGTTAACTTGATTAGTCGTACTTGCTCCCTCATCTGTTACTTCTTGAAGGGTTGGGGTTGTAGATGAACCGCCTAAATCAGCTATTTCTTGTGTGGTAACTTTTTTAGTAACTCCACCCTGAACTATTGGAACTAATTCTGAACCATCTAAAGTAGATCCTGTACTTAATTGAGATATTTTTTTATTTGGCATTATAATAAAATTTTACTTCCGTTTTCTTGTAATAGAAAAAATCCATTTTCTTGTAATAAGAAATTTTTAACTACCGTATTTGTTCCAATAGTTAAATCTTTTTTATTATAAAATTCAGTAACATAGTCTTTTATGTTCTCTAATTCAATAATATTACCATTTACATCATTTACTAAAATATTTTCAATAAATGAGTTTTTTTGAATTAAATCATAAATAAAAGATATGTCACCATAATATTGCAAAGATAAATCAAATAGACTTTGTTCACTCTTTATTGTTACTAATTTATTTAGCTTTTTAGCATTCTGTTTAGCTTCAAATTTAACAATTTCTTTAGGGGTGTAAACTAAAGTTAATCCAGTTAAATCCATACTAATATCAGTAATAATAGTATTTTCAGCTATTAAATTATAAACTAATCCAGCATCATTATAACAATATAATGCTAAATCAAATATAGTTTGCCCGTTTATTACTTTAATTTCTTTCTGCATCTATTGAATATTCAAAATCTTCATTTGTACCTTTTAATAAAATCTGATTAACTTTATATCCATCACTAGCTAATTGTATATTAATAGCTCTTTTTAAAGCGTCTTGTTGACCACTTGATGCAATGTATTTCATGATTCCAACACCTAACAAAGGGGACTGTTTCCAATGTCCAACGTCTGTAATACATATTAATTGAATGTGTTGCATGTCTGATTCTGATAATTTAAAATCTCCATTTTCAATTACTAAATCAAAATCATCGTCTAATGTTATATCTTTAACTGCCATCTCCTTGTTTAACTTTTTGGTTTTCTATTTCTGTTTGTTGTGTTGGTATTAATGGCGTTACACTTGTAAAGAAACTAGCTAATGGAAAAGTACCACTTGGAGCTAATGTAACCACTTGACTAGAACACGCTGTTATCAAATCATTTAGTTTATTTTCTAAATTATTTAACTTATCTGTTAATTCCTGAACTTTTACTAAACCATCGTAATTAGTGCCATTTAATTGAATTTCACTAACTTTACTAACTAATGATACATAAGCACTACTATCACTTAAAAAGCTAACTACAACAATACTATTAACTTCTGGTATCAATAAGAAACCATTATCAATATTTGCCATTAAACGAACCTCTGTTATATCAGCATCATCATTAATAGGTATGCAATAACAAGTTTTATTAATTAAGTCTACACTATCAACAGTGCATACTTTACTATAACCGTCATTATTAGGCTTAGTTAATTTTTTTAAACTATCTCTTAATTCCTTACTCATCCTACTTTAGCTCCTAATGTAAATATTTGGTGGTTACCTTCATTAACACCATAAATACGTTTTACTTTTTTAATTAAATAAATACCATCTCTTTCTGGCAGTTTATCACTTGTTATTTTTGCCCTATCTCCATGATTCATTACAGGTTCTCCAAATGTTTCAACTTCACCCCTATAACCAGTATATTTATTTTCCTTAATCCATTCTTTAGCAGCAAATTCTAAACTTTTAGAATCCATATTATATTTATGTATAGTTATCTGGTTTCCATCAGGGTCGCCAAACTCAATAGGATCTGATTTAGTATTATCGGGAAACATTGAAATTGCAACACATTTTAAACGTACATCTTCTTCTCTTTGCCATTCTAAAGTATCGCTATTAATTATAACCTCTTCCATTTTAAATTCAGCTTCACTAGTTACACTTGCATCATTAGCAAAACCAACGTGTAAAATGCCATCTCTAAAATAAGAGTATAAACCGTATTCAGATTTAAGTTTATCTAATATCATGGCAGGAGTAGCATTAATAGCTCTAAAACTACCCAAATCAATATTATCTACAATCTCATATTCAATTCCTTTTGGAGTTAAACAAAAGTCTAGTAATTCATCTAATTTAACTTTTAACGGTATTGTTTTTGGATGCACTTTTAATTTACTATTAACTTCATCTAAAGCCTTTTTGCTAGGATAGTTTACAGTCCATTGTTTAAGTAAATACATATCATCTTCGCAGTCCAAAACAGTAGGAACGTTTGAGCCTACCGTTTTAATATATCCGCTAAATACTTTTGTAATATTTGGCACATAACCTAAACTAACTTCAATCTTATCTCCACGTCTAAATATTGGATTTTCACCATTAAACAAAGGTAAACCATCAAATGTTAATTTTCTAGGTATTACTATTTTACAAGTATCTGTTAAATCTTCATAACTACTTTCAATCTCAATAGAATGTACGAAATCAAAGGTAATATTTCTACTAGTACCTTCACTTGTAATTGATATGGAGCATTGGCATTGTAACATTAAAACATACTTCTTTGAGTAAATATATCCTTTTTAGTATTAGTAGAACTTAATTCTATTGTGCTATCTGATAGCATATTAATTTCAACATCAATAATATTTCTTGCACCTTCACGCTGCCCAACTGTATAAGATTCAACTGCCACACTACTAATTAACCACTCATTTAAAAAGTTACATGATACCGGTAAAGATACTGGCGCTTTTAAATAAGCTACTAAACTATTTAATTGATTTATGTCAGGTCTTTGATTTGCAGTATCACCAACAATAACACCTTTTAAATTAATCACAAAATCTCCTTCACTCATAAACTCTTTAACTGTTCCATTTTGTCCAGCAATAGCAGTCTTAACTATGTTCTTAGTTTGATTAACTGTTATTAAAGCAGTTTCAAAAACAAATGGAGCATCCAATATAACACTACCACCTCCAAACTCTTTACTTGCTGTATAAGTTACTTTGTTACCAACCGAACAGTTAAAACTAAACATATCAAAAGTAGGAATACCAAATTTACTAGATTTAGTTAAATCACTATCAAATTGTTCGTTTTCTATTTCAGTTTCATTAACTTTAAAAAACTTAGGTTTAATTAAAGCCCCTCCAACTCCTTTTAATATAAGTTTGGATTGATTTACTACATTTTCTGGTGTTATATAATTTAATCTTAGCATTATGTCATTGCTGTTAAATTAGCATCATTAACCGCTTCTAGTAATGCTTTGCTAACCATTTCTTTAATCTTTGCAGTTCCTTCTGTTAAATTAGTAGTTTGCACATTTAAACTCTCTACTAATTTTGTAATATTAATTGTTAAACTTTGCGGTCTTTGTCCCGTAACTTCTGTGCCTGTTCCTAATGATTTAGAACCACCTCCACCACCTAAAGCACCAGCTCCACCTATTGAACCACCTAATGAAGATAAATCTCCGCCTGATAATTCATTTTTATCTTTATTAAAACTATCTTTGCCTTTTTTCATACCAATAGCAGCAGATTTTAATTGTAATCCTGCTGCATCGGTTAATTGCTTTAAACCTTCTTTTCTATTTCCAGTTATAACATTCCAAACACCTTTAAAAGTTAAGACTAATGCCTGTCCTAATGTTTTAATTTGTTCGATAAATGAATAAATAGTTTCTCTAAATCCACTAAAACTATTCCATAAATAAGAAACACCCTCTATCAATAAAGCTATCCATCCAATAATAGGAACTGCTTTTATAGCTGCTCCAATGCCACGAATACCTCTCGATACCCATGTCGTGGCAATAGCTGTTTTACTCATACCCATAGCCATAGCTCTTTGAGCAACTGCAAAATGATAGCTTTGTAAAGTGGCAAATTTTAATTTTAAATAATAAGACCCCCACAATATTAATCCCATTTTAATTAATGGAAATAATGTTTTTAGAACATCTATTAAACTAGAAAAAACTTTAACTACTTTTATAATTACTGGCAATAATTCAGTACCAATAGATACCTTTAATCTTTGCCAACTTGCATCTAATCTATTTAAGTTAGCTTGTAAACTTTCAGATGCTCCTGCTGCTTGTTTGCCAAATCTTTTTTCTAATTCATTACCAAATTTAGGTAAAAACTCAGATGCAACTAATTCTCCTTTTTGCATCATTTTACCTAATTGAGCAGTAGTAACTCCCATTGCTTTAGCAGCTATTTGAAAAGCACCAGGAATACGTTCTCCTAATTGTCCTCTTAATTCTTCAGCACTAACAGTTCCTTTACTCATCATTTGACCTAAAGCTAAAAAAGAACCTTCAGTTTGTTCACCACTTAACCCCATTACGGTAGCAGCTTCTGAAACTTGTTTAAAAACTTTATTACCCTTTTCTCCTGCTAATGCAGTACCCATTAAAGCCCCTGAAAATGTTTTATACCCAGAATAAGCAGCGTTAATATCTAATCCTAATCTATCTACTTGTTCATTTAAAAACTTTATATTTTTAGCGTCCCCTGTAGCTTTAATAGCGTTTTCTAATGATTGAAATTTAGCAGTTGTTTGAACTATATCTTTAATAGCAAACCCAGCACCTAAACCAGCAAACACACTCCCCGCCAATTGCTTTATGTTACTCATAGAACTATCAAGTTTCTTAGTTTCAACTAATGCCCCCTGCATAGTTTTACTAAATAAATCCTTTAGTCTAAGTGTATATTCTAGGTTGTTACTCGCCATCTTTTTTGTCTATTCTCGTTCCGTTATATTTCAAACAATAATCCATTTCAGATACTCTTTTAGCCCATTGGCTATCTGATAAAGTTTCTGGATTCTCTCTATAAAAAAAGCGGATAAGTGCGTTATTTCTTGCTATCTCATCCGCTTCTATTTGTTTCTTATAAAACTCTAATTTTTTTTTAAAGTTGCTTGTTGTACTTTTAATAATTCAACTACTCCTAATCCTGCACTTTCAATAGCATCATCATTTTCAGTAACTAATTTCAATTCATCTCCACCGATATATAAAGCATTTAAACAAGCTACTACAGCCCTATCAAACTTATCTTGAGATACTAATTTACCTACTAAAGAACGTGTGCTTTTGTCTGGTTTTTTAAGAAAAATAGTTGCTGTTTTATCTTCATCATCCGTGTCTAAATAAACAACCATTTCTCTTACTTTACCATGTGTTTGTTTAAGTTTTTCAAATTCTAATTTTAATTCTGTTTCTGTTTTCATATTTGTAATTTTTAAGGTACTACAAATATAACAAAAATAAATTATAAATATTGAATATGTGAAATAATTAATTCTAATTCTACTGGTATTGAAGTATCTCCACTTGATGAGGCTCTTTTGTTATTCATAAAACGAACGTTCTTTAAAACGTGTTTACGAGTAACTAATGCAGCATCTACATACATAACTACTATGTCAAATTCAGGAATATCTTGGATGCGACCTTGTGGGGCTACCGTTTGAATATTCTCTAATTCCTCCATTAAAATAGTCATCTTTGCAGTAGGTTCGATTTTACCATATCCACGAGATACTGGAAAACGTCCAGCCCCGTAAATATTCTCCATACCTTGCTTTTCTTCGTATTCAATATTAGTGATACCTATAATTGGTAAACCTAAAACGTTTACAATTATATCTGCCCACTCGTATGATTTTCCGTTAATTAACGGTACTATTGGATATGCCATGTCTTAATATATTTTAAATTGTTAATGCAAAACCAATATTTACAGTAATTGTATCTGCTACACCTACTGGTATTAATTTTACAGCTATTGTTAATTCATTATCAGTTAATACATCTTGTGATGGATCAATAGTTACGCTAAAATCAGATAATTCAAAATCTCTTTGCATTACTTCTAAACTTCTATCACAAAGTGAGTTAAAAAATCCTATTGTATCTTCAGATAAAGTACCATCTGCATTAACTACTAATGGACTAGCTAAACTAGGTAATAAAGCAGCTCTTAATCCTCTGATAGCCTTATCAATTACTCTATTGTTATACACATAAGTATAATCAGAAGTTAAAGCAATAGATGTATTTGGTTTTGTAAAATAAGAACCTGTTCTTCCTACATACTTTTTAACATAGTTATAACCAAAGTTTTCTAAGTTTACAATACTTCCATCTGATAAAGATGTATATAAAGTTCCATTAGCAAATGCTAAAACATCGTATTCAGCAGCAGCTACATTAAATTTAGCTACCCATGCAATGCTTTCGTTTACTTTTGCTAAGGCGATAGCACCCAATTGAGTACCCATACTACCAATACTTTTACCAGTTGCTTTAAATAATTTAAAACCTAAATTATCTCCATCTTGACCGATTGAAACACTTACATTTTTATTACTTAATAGTTTTAAGTTTGCTAAAGTTGTTAAATCAGCTGTTCCACTAATTTCAGCTTGATAAACAACAGATGAAATAGTTTTATGATTAGTTTCTAAAGCATCTAAAACCGCTTGTAAAGTTGTAGTTTGGCTTGTAGCAAATGGAGTAGTTTTTTGATAAATACCTAATTGCTTAATTTCACCTTGTGCAAAGTTTTGCATAGTTGTTACACTTGCAAATGTTGTAGCATCCGCAGTAGCGTAAACACCAACATACAATTTACCTTTTGGTTGTATTCTAAAGAACTCAGAAATATGATAGTGCATAATATCTAATTCTGAAGCTACACCTGCAACTACATTTTGTGTTAATGTTCCAGCAAAAGCACCTGTAATAGTTCTTACATAAGGAGTACCACTATTTAAAAATACACCTTGATTTTTTGGAGCTGTAATAGTTACCGTTGCTGTATTTGCAACTGCACTAAATCCATGTGTTGGAGTACCTAAGTTAATCTCTGCTGCAATTCTAGTAGCACTTGTTGAAGTTGAAACCGCATCTGCTGTAACTGCTGTAAAATTACATAAAGTAACCGTACCATTGGCAGATTTAGATGGAGTTGGATTTGTACTATCAATAATAGCACAAGTTAATTTATAAGTATCACCTGCTGTAAATTTAGTAGTACATAAATCAGTTGCCGTACTAGCTGTTGCATCGGATGAATCATCTAATATTCCAAGATTTTCAGCATCTTCAATAGAATAAATTACTTTAATTCTATCAGATGCTCCAAATCCACTTGGCAAAGTAGCAGAGTAGAATAAAGCTCCAGATATATAATCTGTTCCAGCTAATGGTCTACCTAAACCGCCTTGTCCCTTGTTAAATATAACGTCGTTTGCCATTTATAATATTTTAAATTGTTATTTTTTCTTTTTTGGTTTATTTTCAGATACTTCTTCAGATACTTCATTTTTTACAACAAATAATTCTAATTTATTGCTTTTAGCGTATTCTTCTACATTTGAAATTTCACTTTCATTTTCTAAGAAAAACACCGCTTTATTACTTGTTACTAAAACAATACTATGCCCATCGACATCATGTTTAACTAACTCTTTTGCCTGTTTTAAATCCATTTTTTAAGGGTATTATATAAAGGTGTGGCTTTTTAGTTCCACACCCTTAAAGATTAATATTAGTTAGCTTGTACGATAGCTACGATACCGGTTTGAGATGTACGCATTTTAGATGCGCCAAAGTTTTGTAAAGCTGATAAAATAGAACCATAGTAAGCAGGATCGTTTTCGTTTACAAATACATCTGCACTTCCTTTTGCTTTTGCAACAAATGAAGGGTGGTAAGCTAAACAAGCTAAATTATCAGTAGAAGCAGGCGAACTAGGCGCACCAGTTGCATCACTAACAGTTTTTAATACTGGAGTACCTGTATTATCATAAACAACTACTGTTGAACGAATCATAATATCAAAACCATGAATACGGTTTACAACACCAGAAGGTAAAGCAGATTGACCGTAAGAATCCATTCTGTAAACATCTTGGATAGCTAATAACTGACCGTTATAGATAGAAGATGGCATTAATAAAATACGTCCTTCTTGTGGTACGTTTGCAGCATCTAAAATTCCTTTTGCAGTTAAAATATCAGCTAAAGTAATTGCTAAACGAGTAGATGTAGCAGATGGAGCTAATGCAGAAGATACAGCAGAACCAGTTGTTTTAACAAAAGTTCCTGCACCTGCTGGTGCCCATTTGTATAAAGCGTGGTTAGTAATAACTTCTTCTAAAGTGTTTAATTGTTGGTTTAAAACACTCATACGCTTATCATAAGAGATATAAGATGTTTCTTGACCTCTTTCAATATGGATAGGCTCTACATAGTAAGTGTCCATTGAATAAGTTAATTCGCTATCAGTTCTTTGTGAAATTGTAGCAGGGAATGAACCTAAGTTTTTAGAAATAGTTGGATTTGCTCCAGCTTGTGGAACATGAACTGTTTTGTAATTTACAAATCCATCGTGATTTACTGCACGATTAATAATTGCGTTGTTTTTGAAAAGGTTCTCTTGAATATCTGATAACCATTGTTCTCTGTCTAATGCCATGATTTTTAGTTTTTAAGTTTATTGTTTTTTGTTTTTATTAATCTACTTGTTGTTTAACACCCATTGGATAAAAATTAGTGCCGTTGTATAAAAATGCTTGTGTCCAAGTTTTACCAGATACTCCTGTTACTGCTGGAGCAACTACTGAACCTGCAAAAGTTGTAACCTCTGTTGCAGTTGTTTTAACAGCTACTAAAAGAATAGCACCTGCTTTTAATGAACTAGCAGCAGTGATTGATAATGTAGCCGCTGCCGTTAATGTAGGAGCTGACATAACCGCCATTTGATTTGAAATAGTAACTGCAACAGTTCCAGATGCTGCTGCTGTAAAAGTTTGAGCTGCACCAAATGGGTAGTTAATTACTTTAGTTGTTTGAGCATTAATAGATACTACTGCTAAAATTGCTAAAATTGATAGGATTTTTTTCATTTGTTTTTATTTTTTATAAAATTGGTTATACATTTCAGTGTAAATTTCTGGAGTTTCATTTTTGATTTTTACTAATCCGTTTGGATCTTTTTTCTCCCAGTCACGAATTGTCCAGTCTTTACGTTCTTCATTTTTAGCTACATTTTTAACATCAAATACTTTTACAGCATCTTTAACGTTATTAATTTTGCTAATCATATTAGCTACAAATTCAAAGTTGTTTTTAGCCATTTCAATAGTAGAATCTTTTTCAGTTTCTAAAATCTTTTTTGCTTTAATGGCATTTTCAACTAACTCAATAGCTTTAGTTTCTAATTCTTTTGCAGCTAATTCTTTAGCTTCATTTTCTTTAGCTTCGTTAGCATATACGATAGCTTTTAATCTATCAACTTCTGCTTGTAACTCAGCATTTTTAATATCCTTTTCTTCAATAGCAGAAACAATAGTTTCTTCACTTGCTTCATTGGATAGTTTCAATACATTTTGTATTTTTTCCATGTTTGGTTTGTTTATGATTTTATTATAAATTATGGCCATATTACTAAGGCTTTCTGATTTACTAACTTTGTATTTTTTTACACTTGTAACAACTTCATCTACTAAACCCATGCTTAACGCTTCATTAGCACCTAACCACGTTTCCTTATCCATCATTACAGATATTTCTTCTGGAGATTGTTTTGTTCTATTGCTTAAAATAGTAACTAATGTATCTTTAACTAAATCTAAAACAGCAGTATCATTACCACCACTAGGATTATGTAACATTAAAGTTCCAAAATCTGCCATGTAACACTTTTTGCCTGCCATAGCAATAACGCCACTAATACTAGCAGCTAAACCATCTATATAGGTATCACAAGGTACTTTTGAATTAAGGATAGCAGAAACAATAGAATAACCATCTAATACGGAGCCACCGATAGAGTTAATTCGTACCTTAATTTTACTACATTTATCTTGTAAATACTGCATTTCATAAGCAAAAGCACTTCCTGAAATACCACTTACATAGTTTCCACTAGCATCAACTGAATCCCCTATTTGACTATAAAGTAAAATAGTTGCTTCATCTTCACTAATATTTTTAATGTACTTAAAGTTCATAATACAAAATTAATTACTATATTTGCCTTAAAACTGTTATTGTTACTATAAATTATGGGTAGAAAAAACAATGAAGATGATGTACGTGTAAAAATGCTATCTTATGGAGTTAGATTAACGTGCTATGTTAGTGGAGCTAAAAAGAATAGATTTTTATTAGATCAAATAAAAAGAGATTTAGGCGAAGGTGAATTGATAAAAAATATTTTAGATATTCATTACGCTATTGTTGACGAAATACCCGAATTTAAAGAAAAAGAGCATACAGAATTAAAAAAATACCTAATAGATAAAATTAAACTTAAATAATATGAAAAAACTAATAACAATATTAGCATTATTAACTAATTTTTGTAATGCTCAAACTCAATCAGATTATATTAATGTAATTAATGTTACAGATACATTAAGTACAAACGACACGCTAACAATAGTTTTTACTAAAAGTACTAATTTTGGCGGTAATGGGATGAGTGTTTTACAGTTATGGACACCATCATACTTACAAGATTGTTTAAATGTTTTTAGTGGTTTTTTATCTTTAGATAGTGCTAATACTTATAAACACAAAGTTAAAATTACTCCAATAATGGGGACTGGTAATGGTCGTATTTATTCTAATGCTACTGTTGGAAATTATAAAAGATTTTATATTAAACCTGCTGTTAGTGTAAATGAATATGATGTGAATAGTAGCGTTATTGACATTAAGTATTACGATATTTATGGAAAAGAAAAACCCTCACATAATGAAGGTTTAACTATTAGGATAACAACGTACTCAAACTGTTATCAAAAATGTGATAAAATTATCCTTTTGGAAAACTAATTTCACCTTTTAAAGTTACTGTTACACCTGTATTAATAAATATATCAGTATCCCCATCAGTTGTTCTTGTCAATGTTATTCTTTGACCTTCAGAACCACCATCATTAGACCTTGATAATAGCATTGTATAATTAGTAGTACTTGTAGGTGCTTTATATGAACAAGTCCCAACAAAACAATTAGTGGCTGTTAATACAGTTGCTTTATTTAAACCTGTTGGTAAAGGAACGTGTATTTTATCAACAACAGCTCCATCCGTAACATCAAATGTAATATTAAAATTTAATTTAACTATTCCTGAAATTACAACCCATGAATAATTATACGCATCATTATTGTAAGCAAATGGCCCTGAAGCTACTATTGAAACATCAATAGTTGTTTGAGCACTTGTACTTGTTTGAACGGTTGCAGCTCCATATAAACTAACTAAATCAGTTGAAATAAAATCACCGCCACTAGCTACATCAGTAGCAACGTATTTATAAATATCATGTACTGATTTAGAAGAACTATCTGTAAAAATTAAAGGGTCAGCAGTTGAATCTTGTGTTTTAGTTAAAATAAATCTAGCTACATTAGTAGTTCCATTTATAGCAGTTGTTTCATAGAAAGCACCACCGTAAAATATCTCTCCAGAAGTAACGTCTTTATTAGAATCACTTACAACGCATCCACTAATTACATAGGGAACTGTTAATGAATAACTGCCTAAATTAGTTATTACTAAGCCCTTAATAATAGCAGCCTTATCTTCTGTATTATAATCTTGTAAAAATTTTAATGAATTAGCTGTAAATGGTTGTAGTGCCGTTGGCTCAACTATTTGTGATATGTCTATGT